TGACGAGATCATAAGAGGCGTATTTAACCCCATTGAGGAGGAGGAGTTTGACTGTACTTGTGAGTGGATTGAATCAGGCTATAGTAAGCCTATTTATTCAGTCTATGAGACGTTAAACGAGAGTGAGTTAAACGCCATTGAAGAGAAGTTAACCAATGAGGGTATTAAAAGCAAAAGAATGGAGTCGGACACAGTTGGAGTATATAAAATCCATCACTTTGTAGTAGTTCACCCAATCAATCATGCTAAAGCAAAAATATTATGTTAAAATTTAAAAAAATGTGGGCAATTGACATATTTATTAAAGGTCAATTTATTCAATTAACGTCCTTTAAATACAAAAAAGAAGCTATTGAAGAGTCAAAAAAATGGCTAAAAACTAGAATAGAGAAACGTATTTTATTAACTTATAAATATTAATCAAATGAAAGTAATATTGATAATAATCTCAATAAGCTTGACAGTGTCGAGTTGTGCCCCTAAACATATTTTTCAATCAAATTTGGCAGTAAGATGCCCTAAAAAACCATAATATTATGACAGTAAAACAACAAGCAGAAAATTTAATTGATGAGGCGTATCAGTTTGCGCCATCTTCGGGAGGTACAAAAGAATCGATTGCAATAAGTATTGCAATTTGGCACGTAGATGGAATCCTTTCAGCCTTACCGGGAAATAAGTATTGGATTGATGTTATTGAATATTTAGAAGCAAAAATTAAACCCTAAATATATGGAAGCAGAGCACTATTTTAAATTGTTTTACGATGGCAAGCACGTTTACTCAGTTGTCGCCCATACAAAGTGGGAGGCAATTGAGAAAGCGTACTCAAAATTTATCTTTGAGCATCCATATTTATTACGTCAAAAATTTAAAGCTACAAAAATAAATTAGGTTATGTCTATTTATTGTTGTACCTTCGTTCAATATCAGTTTATTAATCAGGTTCTATGTCTATAAAAGACATTGCCTACAAATCAAATCAAGTATGTGTATAATCATTATCAAGCAGAAGGGAAAGAAAGTATCAAAAGAGGTTGCAAAGACTTCAGCACGAATTAATCCACACGGATTGGGTATTATATGGCTCGACACTTTCGAGGTAACTTACCACAAGAGCGCAGAATTTAGAGTATTAGAGTCGGAGCGTCCATTCATTGCACACTTTAGATATGCTACAGTCGGGGCAATCAACAAAGAGAATACGCACCCATTCAAATGCGGTAAGAATCAAAATGAGTGGCTTATGATGAACGGGACTATTCAAGGGTTGGGTAACGCTCAAATGAGTGACTCAAGAGTACTTGCAAATAACTTAGGCGAGATACCTAGACATCATTGGAAAAAAGAGTTAGAGAAGCATCAGAGTCGGTTTGTGACTATCAATGTACATAGTCGGACTTATCAGGTGTACAACAAAGAGTTGTGGACGCAAAAAGATGGCGTATGGTATAGCAAAAATATCATTGAGGACAATTTAGTGGCTGTTTACGGCACGTTAAAGAAAGGGTATGGCAATTACTATGCTTACCTTAGTTCGTCCAAATTTGTAGGCAAAGGATACACGAAAGACAAATATCCATTGGTTATAAGTGGCTTACCTTACCTGATAGACAAAAGTGATGTAGGTTATAACGTGCAAGTGGACGTATTCAAGGTGAGTGACACAAAGCTAAAAGAGTTGGACAGGCTAGAGGGTCACCCGAATTGGTACAGGAGAAGGCAGATTGACATAAAAGTTAAAGGTATTGTACTTAGTTGTTGGATATATTTCAATATTAAAGAGACTGAGGTAGGCAAGGTTCACCATAAAACGTACTTCCATAACATAAAAAAGCCTAAGACTTTAGGTTGGGGCAAAGGTTGGGACAAGTATAGCAATGGTGATGCGGTTAGCTTGTTTGATAGCTATTATGCGCCTACTGAGACATTATACGAAGAGGATTGTGACTTCAATGTACAAGACGAAAAGCCGTTTTGTGTAAATTGCTTTCACGATTTGGAGCACGATGCATTTTCAAATTATCATTGCTGTGGTTGTGATGAGTGGTTCACTGAGTCTGAGGTCTTGAGACTTCAAGCCTAGATTCTACGAGGGGGGTGTCTTCAAAGACACTTCCTTCCGTATCAGGGTGTGTATCCTGACTGACGATTCCTAAAGGATGAAACGGATAACCATTTAAACCACAACAAAATGAACGTATTTAGAATTTCGACAAGTGCTTGGGACGAGGAGGACTTCTATGTCCTTACGTCCTTAGATGCAGAGAAAATCAAAATCGTTATTCAGCCAATGGTTGAGTACGAGAGAGAGAATGAGATTATGTATGACAACGAGGATTATATTTTAAGCCTACAGCAAAAGTATAAGAGGGCAACAGTTGTAATGCATCAATACATTGAACTTATTGAATTTTAAAATTATGAGAAAGAAACTATTTTTTGTGTGGGAGACAGTTTACTTTTTTTTAGTCTGCATTCCACTAGCAGCGTTGGTATACTCAGCAATTTGCGTATACTTTTATTTCAAACCTAATAAAATAAAATCAAAATGAACCACTACCAAATGAGTGAGCGTGCTACGGCACAGCTTGAGATTGACTACCTTAGAGATGAGTTAGCAAGTCTAAAAAACAGTACACAGAAAATTATGGACACTTTGAAAGCAAAGGGTTATTACACTAGCAATATGTGGCATATTGAGGACATAAGGGAGAAATACCAATGTGATAGGGGCGAAGCCTACGGCATCCTAGACGTGGTAATGTGTGATATGACGGAGCAGATTTTTGAAGCAATTGACATTGAAGCTAGAAAACATAAATTAAAATTAGTATGAGTAACGATGAGTTATTGCAACTATTCTACGAGTTCGTAGGAGAGTTTGAGGAGAATCTTCGGGATGACTACGAGAAAATCCCACAAGCAGAACAGAAGTTCACCTATGTGCAATTTTGTATCATAGCATTTTCTAACATTATAAATTAATTAAAATGGACAAATTAGCTACCTATTGGGTAATACAAACAGGGACGGACTGCGATGGCTACAATTCAGGACGTGTTCGTGCATTTGACAATGAGGATGATGCATATAAATTTGCAGACGACCAAAACGAGTGGTCAGACGGTATGGGTTATGGGGTGACCGACAAAATTGAAATAGTACAAGAATACTGCGAAGACTATAACCTAAACATTAATAACTATAAAAAAATCTAATCAAAATGACAATTACAATCAATCAAGAAATCAAAAGAGAAGTTCTTGAAGACATCTTTGTAACTGCCCTAGAGGGTGGTAGCAACTATTGGTATTACTTGAGTGATGAAGCTACTAAGCTCATCCGGAACGCTGTGCCCAAGTCAGAAGACCCGTACTTGAGCACAGCAATCTTAAAAGCTATCGAGAAGGGCGTAGATGTGCCCATCAATGATGCAGAGCACGAGGATGAGGTAATTGGTACCATAAGCCTAAAAACAATGCAGGAGAGGTTGCAAAAGCTTTCACGTAGTGCCAATAGTGATGCGTTGATGGCGCACATTAAAGAGGAGGGTGACGCAGAAACGGCAGACGTTGTGCTTCAGTACCTTGCATTTGGAGAAATAGTATTTGGATAACTATTAAAAACTTAAAAAAATGGACAAAAATAAATTTGAATATCATAAAGATTTAATTGAAATTATTAATTTCGATGCTAAAACTTTCCCGTCTGAACTTTTAAAATATATGAAGGAAAATTCTTTAGAGACTTATAAAGAGACATCATTTGAGGAGAATATTTATAACATAGGTGAAGTAAAGACTCTTTTAAAAGTATTAAAACCTTTAATTATTCAACAATTTGATGATTTGGAATTTCTATTAGGTCGTTTAGATACCGAATATTTTAGAATCCTTAAACACTATTAAAATGGAACAAGCAATAGAATTAACATTAGTGGAAAAAATGAAGATGGTTCAACTTTCTTTGGAAGAGTGCCATAAGCAAATAGATAGCTTAGTAGTTGAGTTGGAGATCAACCCTAACTTCCCTGAGCAGCATATCATTACGAAGGAATCTTGGGACAATGCGGAGAAAATTGTTCACGAAGGATTTATTTATGTAAAATATACTGACTTAATGTTCTATAAATAGACTATCTTTGTACCAATCAAAATCAAATCAAATGACAAAAGCAGAATTTATCAACAGTGGACACTTCGTTTATCGGGATTCTTTCCTTGAAAAGAATGCAAATACCCAACTTCATCCTGACTGCACTGACGTGGTAGAATACTCAGGAGGTGCATATATCCAATTATTAAAATCAGGTCAATTTTATTTAGAAGACAATACATTAGACAAATCACTTGACGTGGTTGAGGGGCAGTTGTGGGATAGAATTGAGGATATGAATCAGAGGCTTAGTATAGAGAAAATAGAAGAGTGGAAGGCAAATTTTAATAAAAGTAAAAATTAAATTATGAAGCAGGACGTGTTTAATCAGTATGTAGACAGAGTTTGTGAGTTATTCAGTGTCAATAAACAAGACCTATTCACAAAATCAAAGAAAAGAAATGTAGTAGATGCGAGACACTTGATCTATTACTTGTGCTTTAAGAGACCTATGCAAATCACTTATATACAACAGTATATGAAAGAGTGCGGGTATGACATTGAGCATTCGAGCGTAATTTATGGCGTAGCATCAGTAGACAAAAAGATAGCAGAGGACAGGGACTATGTTACGGTAGTAAAAGATATTGAAAGAGCAGTATTTATTTAATCAATAATCAAAATCAAATCAAATGACAACATTCGAGAAATTATCGGCTATTAACGTGAATGAGCACGTTGAGAAGAAAAAAGACTTGTCCTACCTATCTTGGGCGTGGGCGTGGTCGGAAGTAAAAAGAGCGTGTCCTGACGCTAAGTATAAGATGGGAGAGACTGAGTATGACGAGACTTTAGGCTTTATGTGTCACACTACCGTTACCATTGAGGATGAGACTTTAGAGATGTGGCTACCTGTTATGGACGGAGCGAATAAGAGTATGAAGAAGACTTCGTATACTTATAGCACAAAGTTTGGAGAGAAGACAGTTGAGGCTGCCACTACCTTCGACATTAATAAGACAATGATGAGGTGCTTGGTGAAGAACCTAGCTATGTTTGGATTAGGTTTGTACATATTTGCCGGCGAAGATTTACCTGAAGACATTTCAGAACCTGTAGTAGCAAAAGCAATTGAGTTGGTTGATTTAAAGAAAGGAACTGAGGATTGGGAGAAGGTTGTAAAGTATGTTACTGCAAATAAGGAATTGGGACTTGAGAAGATTGGTGGACAATTGGTGCGCAAGTACAAAATTAGTCCTTCACTAAAGAAAGATATTTCTAACCTAATAAATTCGTAGTAATGGCAACACTTCTAGAGATTTTAGATGTAACGAATGAGCCGAATGTGCTTGAGATTCTATTGAATGACAAAGAATACTATAGTGGCATTGGTAAGAACTACTTATCTAATTCAGATATAGGAACGCTGTTAAGCAATCCTCAAGACTTTGGTAAGCCACGTGAAGACAACAAAGCATTTATGGACGGAAGGTACTTCCATCAATTGATCTTAGAGCCGGAGAAGGCTAAGGACACACCATTTGTTGATGTGAGTACTAGGACAACAAAGGAGTACAAAGCATTCTGCGAAACTAATAACCTACAGTTCTGTATGTTACGAAAGGAGATGGATGAGATTGAGAGGCTTGTAAAGGTGATGAACGGCAATATCCTATTCTTTGAGCAAATCTATAGACAAGGCAACAAGTACGAGGTTCCGGCAATAGCAGAGATATTTGGTATGAAATGGAAGGGAAAGGCTGACATAGTAACGGATGACTCAGTTATTGACCTAAAGACCACAAGCGACATACATAAGTTCAAGTACTCAGCAAAGGCATATAACTATGATAGCCAATGCTATATCTATCAGCAGTTATTTGGTAAGCCATTGGTGTTTTATGTAATTGACAAAGTTACGGGAGTACTTGGTATCTTTAGACCAACAGATGACTTTGTAAAGGGAGGCGAGGTTAAAGTTTGGAAAGCCATTGAGGTATTTAATAAATACTATGGTGAGAACCCTACTGATGACATTGCTAATTACTGTATTGATGAGTACTTACTGTAACTTACTGTGTCTTCAAAGACACTAATAGTCAGGTGGGCGTAATGAGGTATGGTTACCGAGTCCTGTAAAATGGTTGTCTAATCCGTCTAGAACGGTATCCGGTTCGAGTCCGGCTCTGACTACAGAAGATTAACTAAAGTAAAAAGCTCGATTCTGACCATTAATTTGGAGGCATCAAGTATAATTAAAGGTAGGTGAAGCTCCTGAATAGTTAATCTTTTTAAAATCAAAATAGTCAGGTGGCTGAATTGGAAAAAGCACATACAACGAGAGTTCTGCGGGCTCGCCTATAAAGAAAGTTGTGTGGTGGTATAAATACAGGTTCGAATCCTGTCCTGACTACACCCAATTATTAACTTAGCCTCAGAGGTAAATGATTGGTATAAATAGACTGAGGTAAAAAAATAAAAACTTAAACACTATGGCACAAGATGAAAAAATCTTTGCAGACGGATTCTCATTTAAGAGAAACGAAAAGGCTCCTGACTTTGTAGTAGGGAGATTATCGATGAAAGGTGATGAAGCGGTAGCTTTCATTCGCCAACACGAGAAGAATGGTTGGGTAAACCTTAACATTAAGACTGCCAAGAGTGGCAACTACTATGTTGAGTTGGATACCTATGAGCCTACTACTACAAAGCCACAAGCTGAAACCAAATCAGTACCGGCAAAAGTTAAAAAGGCTCCTTTGATTGTAGAATCAGAAGAGGACCTCCCCTTTTAAAATGGGAGTAAATTACTAGAATAAAATTGGGAGAGTTATATACTCTCCCTTTTTTACCCTTACACTATGTCAGAAATGTCGATAAATTTTCCCTATACTTCTTATATATACATTTAACTATTCTTATTTATTTCTGAATATATATTGACTTTAAAATCGACATTATCGACATTTAATTAATAATCAATCAGTTAAACGACATAAAAATGACACAAAATGTGACGATTTTCAAAAATATTAGGGATACTGATACTCCATTCTTTAGGGATGTACGTGTAATCCTTGATAGAATCAAGGTTGGAGCAGGTGCAACTAAAGAGTTGATCAAAAAAATAAGACTTGAGAAAAGCAAACCTGAGAGACAAGAGTTAAAGAAGCAACTACCGGCAATATGCTTTAGTGGTACGTTCAACAAGCGTACCGATGCATCTATGATAACCCACTCAGGATTGATATGCTTAGATTTTGATGGCTACATAAAGCAGAAGGAGTTACTGCAAGACAAAGAGAACTTATCTAAGAACAAGTACGTGTTTTCAGTATTCATCTCACCATCAGGTAATGGTCTAAAGATACTTATTAAGATACCGGCAGATGCAGAGAACCATACAAACTACTTCAAAAGCCTAGAAACGCACTTTAATTCGCCTTATTTTGACAAGACGAGCAAGAACCTAAGCAGGGTGTGTTACGAGTCTTATGACCCATTAATTCACGTTAATGAGAATAGCAGTATTTGGGATGTGATTGAGGAGCCTGAGTACACGGAGATAAGTAAGACAAGAGACAAGGCAACGATACCAATAACGGATGAGAATAAGATTGTTGAGATACTTGTAAAGTGGTGGCATAAAAAGTACCCAATGCAAGAGGGACAACGTAATCAGAATGCATACGTACTAGCGATGGCGTTCAATGACTTTGGTGTCAATAAGAGTTTAGCATCCTATGTAATCAATCAATTTGCAGATGATGACTTCACACTTCGTGAGATTGGAATAACGATTGATTCAGCATACAGGCATTCAACAAATTTTGGTACTAAGTACTATGAGGACGAAGAGAAAGTAAATCAGATAAAAGCAAAGCTAAGGAGAGGTGTATCAAAAAAAGAGATTCGCTACCAATTGCAAGACTCCAACTTGGATAGCGAGACTATCGAATCAGTTCTTAATAAGGTTGAGGAAGAGAACGAGAAGCAAACCTTTTGGGACAGAAACGATAGAGGAGTTATAAGAATTATACACATTCAATTCAAGCAGTTTTTGGAAGACAATGGATTCTATAAGTATTGCCCTGAAGGTGGCAAGAACTACATATTTGTAAAGGTGACTAATAATCTGATTGACCACACGAGTGAGAAAGAGATTAAGGACTTTGTGCTTACGCACTTGTTGGAGTTAGATGACATTGGAGTGTATAACTATTTTGCAGACAACACAAGATTCTTTAAGGAAGAGTTCTTATCAATGCTATCAACGATTGAGATATACTTCATTGCAGATACCAAAGATGCATCATACTTGTATTATAAAAACTGTGCAGTAAAGATTAGCAAGGACACTATCCTAACCATTGACTACTTGGACTTGGGAGGATATGTTTGGAAAGACCACGTGATTGATAGGACATTCAATATTTGTGACGTAACCGATGCGTGTGACTTCAGAAAGTTTGTTGAGAATATCAATGGATCGGACAAGGATAGAGTAAAGTCAATGGAGAGTACTATTGGATTCTTATTACACGGATATAAGAACCTATCATTTTGTCCGGCAGTAATTCTGAACGATGAGGTGATAAGCGATAATCCTGAAGGGGGCACAGGTAAAGGACTACTTATGAACGCACTTAGCAAGATGAAAAAATTAGTGGTGATTGATGGTAAGTCATTTGCGTTTGAACGCAGCTTTGCCTATCAGTTGGTATCAGCAGATACGCAGATACTTTGCTTTGATGATGTGAGGAAGCATTTTGATTTTGAGAGACTGTTCTCAGTAGTAACTGAGGGATTGACCCTAGAGAAGAAAAATAAGGATGCGATAAAGATTCCGTTCAGTCGTTCTCCGAAGATTGCTATTACAACAAACTATGCGATAAAGGGAGCCGGTAATTCATTTGCTAGAAGAAAGTGGGAACTAGAATTGCATCAGTATTATACCAAATCATTTACGCCACTAGATGAGTTTGGCAAACTAATGTTTGGTGATTGGAACGATGACGATTGGTGCGAGTTTGATAACTATATGATTGGATGTCTTAAAAACTATTTGAACACGGGACTTGTCAAGTCAGTATTTGTCAATCTAAAGATTCGTCAGCTATCTGCAGAAACCTGCCACGAGTTTATAGAGTGGTGTGGGTTGGTAGATACTCATCAGAATCGGGAGGTGATGCTACAAGTAGAGATAAGGCTTTATAAGAACGACCTATACTCAAACTTTGTGGATGAGTACCCTGACTACGGACCTAGAGGAAGGATGACGGTTAGTAGAACCAAATTTTACAAGTGGCTAATAGCTTATGCTATGTACAAAGAGGGAACTACTCCGCAAGAGGATAGAGACCAAAATGGTAGATGGATAATAATAACAAAGAGGCAAGACCCTGAGTATCAAAACCAAACTGATGACCAATGGTAGACATAATACAGCGCAAACTTGGACACGATAACGCATCTATGTTGGACTACTGTTATTCATTAAAGACAATACTAGACCAAACTAAAGAGGTAAAGTCAGGCAGAGGCAATGCAGTAATTATAAGAAAAGTTTTAAAATATAACAATGACAGCGAGACCATTAAACGAATCGTTAACAGTTGTGATCACTATAAAAAATTATATGATATGGAGAAAAAAAAAATAGGAAGTCTTGAAATAGTTAAATATAGATTTGAAAAAATAAATGGAGAGCCAAAAATAATCATTGAAATGATAAAGGTATTAGACACAGATGGCAACTATATTAAGTTTGCAAAACTTGAAGGGGTTGTTGATTTTTTATCAAAATATCCTGTAAAATTTAAAAAATTATAATATGGAAACACAAAAAATTATTGAATATGATTATATTAGATATAAACATATAAATGGATATGAAAGAAATTATAGAATTTATATTGATGGAGAAGTTTGGTCTGTTAGGTCAGGAAAATTTTTAAAACAAGAAACATCAAGAGGATATAAAAGAGTTACATTATCTATTAGTGGGAAAACAAAAAGATTTCAAGTACACAGATTAGTTGCAATGTATTTTATTGAGAACCCATTAAATAAACCCTGTGTAAATCACATTGATGGAGATAAAGAAAATAATTGGTTAAATAATTTAGAATGGTGTACTTATTCTGAAAATGAAAGTCATTCTTACAATACTTTAGACAAGATAAACCCAATTAGAAAGTTGTCAGAATTAGAAGTAATTGACATTAGAAAAAATTGTATAAAAGGAAATATTAAAAATGTTATTTTATTTCCTGGTAATGTAAAAATTTTTATGTTAAAATATAATGTAGACAGAAGTACTATTTTAAATGTTTTAAATAATAAATATTATGTTAGAACTTAGAGACTACCAAGTAGATATTATCAAGCAAGGAAGCAAGATAGTCCAAGAGTATGGCTTTGTTTATTTGGCAATGGAAGTTCGTTGTGGCAAAACGCTTACAAGTCTTGGCATAGCAGAAACTATTGGAAGTAAAAATGTTTTGTTCTTGACTAAAAAGAAAGCAGTAACTTCAATTACTGCCGACTACAAACTTTTTAATCCCTCTTATGACATTACTGTTATCAATTACGAAAGCATACATAAACTGCCTGACTTAAAATGGGATTTAATAGTAATTGATGAAGCACATTCCTGTTCGGCTCTGCCCAAGCCAAGCAAACGAGCTATTCAAGTTAAGGACTTGATTGCCAAGACTAAAGCCAATGTTATTCTCCTATCCGGAACGCCCACACCTGAGTCGTACTCGCAGATGTACCATCAAGTTTATGGCATACCAAATAATCCATTCAGAGAGTTTACAAACTTTTATAGGTTCTCAGATAGGTACGTGAAAGTAAAAGACAAGAAGATAAACGGGTTGTTCATCAGGGACTATAGCGAAGGACTAGAATCAATTATTAAAGCTATGGAGCCGTACACTATCAATTACACTCAGGCAGAGGCAGGATTCAAGGCTGAGACCATTGAGGAGGTACTTGAGGTAGAGATGAGTGAGATGACATACAACTTGATTAAGAAACTAAAGAGGGACTTATTGATTGAAGGAAAGGGTGAGGTAATACTAGCAGACACACCCGTGAAACTAATGATGAAGGTACATCAACTATGCTCAGGTACAGTTAAATTTGAGAGTGGAGAGTCTATGATAATTGATTTAAGCAAGGCTGAGTTCATAAAGAAAAGATTTGAAGGATGCAAGATTGGAATCTTTTATAAGTTCAAGGAAGAGTTCAATGCGCTGAAGCAAGTATTTGGTGATGAGTTAACGTCAGAGCTAAGTGTCTTTGAAGACACCGACAAGAATATTGCATTGCAGATTGTCTCCGGCAGAGAAGGAATATCTTTACGACACGCTAAGTATTTAGTATATTACAATATTGACTTCAGTGCCACTAGCTATTGGCAGAGCAAGGATCGTATGACTACTAAAGACAGGCTTGAGAATCAAGTGTATTGGATATTCTCAAAGGGTGGCATAGAGAAAGACATATACAAGGCAGTTACTAAAAAGAAGGACTATACATTAAAACATTTTGATAAAACATTTTTAAATAACAATAATGAATTATAAGAAAATAGAAGGTTACGAAAATTATATGGTATCGGATACAGGCAAGATACTTAATATAAAAAAAAATAAACATCTTGTTAATGTTATTACAGATAGGTATATGGTTGTTCTTTTGTATAAAAAAAATAAAAGAAAAAGATATTATGTACATAGATTAGTTGCAGAATCGTTTTGTGAAAAGCAAGAAGGCAAAAACTATGTTAACCATAAAGATTTATATAAACACAACAACAACTCATCTAATTTAGAATGGGTAACAGCAAAAGAAAATACAAACCATTTTGTAAGTTCAGATAATTATATACCTCATAAAAAAACAAAAAATGAAAAACAAGCAATACGAGAAAGATTGAATAAAAAAGTATTATGCTTAAAAACAAAAAAAGTATTTGAATCTATGGGCAATTTTGCAAAGTATAAAGGAGTTTCATTAGGTCAAGTAAGTCAAAAGCTAAATAATATATATACAAACAACTTAGATGCTATTTTAATTTCACATTTTAAAAATAATTTTTATGAGTAACCCAAAAGAAAAAGCAGAACAATTATATACGCATATGTTTGAATGCGTTATAAATCCAGAATTAACTCAATTAGAAATGGAAACAATGGCTATTTCTTGTGCATTAATAGCAATAGATGAAATAAGAAGTTGTATTAATTGGAATCATTATCCATTAGATAAAGAATGGAGATTTTGGGATGAAGTAAAACAAGAAATAGAAAAATTATGAAACAACAAAATGTATTTAATCATAATAAAATATCAAAACAATTAAAAAAACTTAAAGCTATGTATCAAATTTTAGAAACAGGAGACGAGTATGAAATCTTTAGTGTAATTATAGTAGAGGAACTATATGCCAAGATTACAAAAGAAATAATGGGAGCAATGAAGGAAAATGAATCCATTAAACAACCTATGGCAGGTGCAATAGGATTTAATGATGTCCCAACTAAAGAGAGAGGGAAAATAAATGTTTGGATCTCATACATTGCTGAGAAATTGCCTGTTGGGTTCTTTGATGTTACCATCCACGAGTGTATTATCTATGACGATATCCCTGATATCATTTTAGATAAATACAACGAATTTAAACGAAGCAATCCAATATATGAAAGAGCAACAGATACAGACAAAGAAGATTAAAGAGTTAGAGGCTCAGGGATACTACGTAATAAAACTTGTTATGACTAATAAACACGGAATCCCTGACCTGATAGCAATACCAAAAGATTGTGACGTTCTATTTGTTGAGGTAAAGAAGCCTGATGGGAAACTATCAAAGCTACAAGAGTACAGGCTCAAGGAACTAGAAGCACACGGAATTAAAGTAGAAGTATTTAAAGGAATTTAAAAAATCAAATCAAATGAAAGAAATGCAACAATTATCAGAGATTATAAAATCCGTATTTAATGAAGATGTAAAAGATAAAATAAAAAGACGTGAGATTGTAGATGCAAGAATGGTATTCTCTAAAATTCTTAGAGAAAGAGGTTACACATACGCCTCAATTGGTAGGTTTTTAAAGAAAGACCACTCTACCGTTATAAATTATATGCGTAACGTATACCATTTACTTACTCAGGTGAATGGACTAATGGCTAAGTATATTACGTGTAGGGACTTGTTTTTAATAGACAAAGAGGTGTTATATATAAATAAAGAGGAAAAAGATAATAAATTGTCTATTATTAGTTTAAATAACCAAATAGAAAAGCTAATTTTGGAGAGAGAGAATGTAACACGAATGGAGACAAAGTACAAAAGGATTGAAGACATACTTAGTATAATAGATAAAAAAACACCTAATGGAAAAGAAAAGTTTATACTAAAAAAGGTAAACTTAATGTTTAACGATATATCCGACTATGGACAATAGCGAAAACTCAAGAGCAGAGCGTATCTCATTTAGGATAAATGAACAGCACCTGCTACTAGCAAACATTTATGAAAACTTAGTTGACAGGGAATTTCTCCCTGTCGACAAAGACATACGCAACCTTATTATAGACCTCCGACTAATCCTAAAGTCAATCGAAGACGATGATTTTTGAATTATTTACTGCCCAAATTTTGCAGACCCAAAACTAGATTTACTTGCACCTTGCCCAAATTTTGAAGATCCAAATCCACTTTTAGATTTAGGAGTATAATCATACATTTCGTCTTTCATTTCTCTTTCTAATTTTTGTTTTGCTTTTTTAATTTCTTTTATTGCCTCGTCTTTATCATAATCAGGAGAATTGGGGCCATATACTTTATCCCAAAGCTCAGGGTCATAACGCTCCATATCAGATTTATTTTTATATCCGTGCAATTTTTCTTTTTCAGCTTTCTTTTTATCTGCTGCAGTTCTTTCAGCATTCTCAAGGCTGCTATACATATTTTTTAAAACAACTTTTCTTATGTCTTTATATAATGGTATAAATCCTAAATTTCCTAATATCTCTAATGGAATACGTACTTTAATTTCATCTTCTCTTCTTTCAATTGCATCTGCTTCTTTCTTTTCAGGCTCTAATAGTTTACGACCAATTAAATCTGCAGTTTTTAATGCAGGACCAAATGCTCCCCCCATATTCAATAAGAAATCTTTCAAGTCTGTTTGTTTACCTTCTTTATCAGGAGGAACAATAGAATATTGAATTGCATCTTTATACGGATCATAATCTCCTTCTCTTAAAAAGTCAAGATAGTTTTCGTTTACACGTTCTACTCCAATATTAATCATTTGTTTAGTAGCATTGCCGAAATCTCTACCAAGTGCTATTGATGTAAATGCAGAAGCAAATGCTTGACCAAGTTTTTGCATAAATGATTTTTCATCTTCAGGCTCTTCTCCATCTCCAAATATTAATCCCATAAGTCCTGTTCCTAACATTTGAAGCATTAATGTATAAACCACCATCCTTGTAGTTACAGCACCAAGTACGGCAACCCCTTGTTTTTTAGTTAATGAGCCATTTCCCATTGCTGCCATAATACCTGTACGAGCAGAAACATATTCAAAAATCATAAACTTAGTCATAAAGTTATTGAAATTGTTAAATGCCCTTGTTAGGAATTTTTGGTCAGGTTTTACAGTACCTTTAAGTATCCCCATAAAAGGATTGTCTGTAGAACCCATCATAATAGACTTTTCGTCAGCAGTTGTTTTTGCTTTCTCAATAGCCTCTTTATGCTGCTCCATATATTTTTCGTCATTAGCTGCAATTTTATTAAAATCTACTTTTTCTCCTGAAATGTTTTTAAATTCATTTGCAAATGATCCAAACCACATTGGACGCATTGCAAGTTTATCAGGGGTTGATATTAATGCATCAGCAGTTAATTCGACTGTATTTGCAACTTTTTTACCTGATAAATTCCATATTTGTTGTGTTTTATTTGCAACAGGATTTTTTGATTTAGCACCTTTTATACCACTTGTTTGTTGAAGTATATTGGTATCTATTACCTTGCCCGATAAAGTATCTGTAGGAAATATCCTATTAGTTTGTTTGCTATTTACATTCTCCATAACAAGTGGAGCATCAACAGACATAATAAAGCCTTTATTTTCTACTCCTGTAGCAAATGCTTTAGGATCTAATATAACAGCAAATGCAATATTTGAACTTAACTCAGATACAAATCTTGATGTCCCGGCAAGTACAGCTCTATAGCCTTGTTTATTTACATAGTCAACAAAATCATCAGCTAATGAATTTGTAACAAAAGTATTTGTCAACACATTCTCTGTAGCCTCTTCAAATGCTGAATCAATAGCATTTATAATTTGTCTTTTCTCTTTTGGTATTCTACCTTCTTTTTCAAAATTAGAGACAGTTTGTTTAATGGTTTTACGAGCAGTACGAATAGGTTCAGTTAAATTATAATCCATTAAAACAAACTTTGCTCCACGTTGAGCAGAAGCAAATACATCAAAATTTAATGGAGATACTTTACCTGTTCTTTCTATTAAAGATTTTGCCTTTGTAGACCCTCTCATTGAATTGTTATAATCATTAACAAATGCAACACCTGAAGTTAAATCGTTAGGTTGGTGTTCGTGAAGAACATTTAGATGCACATAGTTTGTTAAAGGATTAATCCTATCACCACGAATAATGGCTGCAGTATCTTCCGCTTTTTCTCTTAAAGATTCATTTACACCACGAATATCTTTAATAGCTGATTTCTCTGCTTTATTAAATGAATTATACAATTTATCATTATCAATCTCTCCATTAGGTGCAAATTCTTTAAGTATTTTTTGCAACATATTTGCATCTCTCTCTCCAAATTGAGACTTCCCTTCGTCAATGTGTTTAATAGTTGCCCTTAAATAATCAGCAGCAGGATTAACTTGTTTGCTTCCCTTATTAGAATCGTATTCAAGTTGAACCATATAAGTCATCATCTTAAACTTAGACATTAATGTATCATTACCATTAAGGTTAAATGATTTTGCAACTCGCTCCTCTGCTTTCTCTAGTATATTTTGTACTCTTTTTAAATCAGCTTTAAATTTTGCTTCCGCTTCTGATACTTTATTAAATACAGCATTGAATATATCTTTTGTTTTAAAGTTCCCAAATATTTGGTCTACATAAAATAATGGATTCCTTCTTACCATTTCAGATACTGCCGTTCTTTTTGAACCTAATACAGAAGATTTAATTTTTGAATAAAGTCCTGATAATGGAGCAATAACTGCTTTTTTAAATGCAGAAGTTAAAGTCTCCGCATCATTAATTGAATTTAATTTTTCTACCATTAACTGAGCATAGTGAGGTAGATAATTATTATTGATATTATCAAGAACTTTTAATAAGTTTTTTAAATCTGTATTGCTTAATTCTTCAACATTTTTTGTAGAAACCAAATCTTTTAAACGATTAGCTAAATCACGTTGATATCGAGTAGGTAAACCGCTTGTATCAACTTGTGTTTTATTTAAAGCCTGTATTAATTCTTTTTTTTCTTCTGAAATTTCTTGCTCAGTCATTTTTGTTTTACTTACTTGCGGAGCGATGTCAGATTTATACTTACGCATAATCTCTGCCTCGTTTTCATCAATAACCTTTTCCTCAACCATTTTATTAATGGTATCAGCGTATTGCAATCTACCTTCATCATCAAATACTTTACCTTCAAATTGATTAAACCTATCTGCTAATTCATTTGCTTTTGATTGTTCTTCATTTAAACCTGTAAGAATAGACTCAACGTCTTTAGTTACTGCTGATTTTTCTTCAAGAGAAAGAACTGCTTGTTTTTCTCCAAACATATTTACCAATTCAGAATATCTATCAAAAAACTCTTGAGGAATAAGTGTTGGATTAATAGAGAATAATCTTTGTAATGGAAGAATTAAACCATCTGCTGTACCAATCTTCGTACCTATGTTTTTCTTAGCAGTTTTTAATTTACTATTAACTTGCTCAATTTTATTTACATACTCTGCATTTTCAAAAACTTTTGACATATAGTCAACAAAGTTTGATACAGACACTTCATTAAGCATATTTACTTTACCAAACCTTGCAATAATATTGGCTGCTTGGTTAGGAGTAATTGTCCCTGTTTTAGCTAACTCTTTAATTTCATTAGCTAAATCTTTAGCAGCATCTCTTGACAACTCTCTTATCTGCTTGATAACTTGCAATTTCTCTTGTCTTGAGATATTTGTAATGTCTTTAAGTACACCTAGAACTCTCCCTATTGATGGAGCACGTCTTGGTGCAACACCCAACTTAACTCTTGCTTCTCTTTCTAATATTTTTTTCTGTGCATCATCAGCACTTTTATATACCTCTTCATTTCTTACTAAGGTATCAACATTGCTAATTATTCTTTTTTCTTCTACGCCTCTTCTTTTTTGACGCTCAATCATAACGTCAACTTTTGACATAACGCTATTAAACCCTTCTTGGATAGGGGCAATATTTAAAATGTCTTTTATAGACTCTTGAGATATATTATTATCAGTAGCTACTTTCCTAATGGCATCACGTAGTAACATACCACCTTTTACCAATACTTTTAAACTTTTAATAACCAACTGAACAGTACCTAATGGGATAGCTAGTAATGACTCGTTAGCGCCTCCAAATAACTTTTTAGATATATTCTCATCTACTCTATCAAGAGCATCTAATATTCTTTTTAAACTATCCTCATCATTTACATCCAAATTCATTAACTCATCTGTAATGCCTTGTTCTTCTGCAGTTGCTTGAACGGGTTCTACAGGTATAATAACAGGAGCAACAGGTGCTTCTTTTTTTGCTTTCTTTTTAGCTTCTTTAGCAGCAACTTTTTCAGTTTCTTTAGCTTTCTTTTTAACTTCTTTATCAAACTCTTTCTTTTGAGTTTTATTCCATTTATCTACAAGTGCTTTTTTAGCTTCACCTTTAGTATCAAATCCAAATTCGTCTTTTGATAATTTATTACCGTCTACATCTTCTGCTTCAAAAGTCATATTCCCATCTTCATCCACAAGTTTAATTAAGTTCCCTATGCTATTACCATCGTTATCAAGTAACTCAACAGTCAGGCTTGATATATATGAATACTCCCTTCCATTATCACCTGTTTTATAATCCTCCTCATAATCAATAGCATTATCTCTTGTAAACGCATCGTGCCTCACTTCCTTCTCAGTAATAGGAACATATTGTTCTACTTCAACAACGGGTGTAATTTCTACAGGAACAACTTCCTCTTGTGTCTTTAAAGACACTTCAGGAGTTTTAATCAAAGATGATTCTACTACCTTAATTAATTTAGGGTTAGTATTGTTTTGCTTAGATTTAAAGTATGCATCAAATACCGCATCTTGTTTTGATACGTTATCTGCTATTGGAAGAAGATTCATTGGTATCTCATCATACAAAGGATTAACCTCTTCATCTGTAAGTAAACGAATAGACTCTCTTTTAATCTCAGGAACAGCTACTTCTTCTTGCTTCGGTTGCTCAGCAACGACTTCTTGGGTCCCTGCGGTAGTGACTTCAGGTTGGACGTTTCCTTCGACCACTTCTTGCAATCCCACTTCGGGTTGCCCTGTGCGTAACACGCTTTCATCTGCTGCTTGTTCTTGAATGGCATTTTGTTCGGTTTTAGGTTCTAAAATAATATCTGAAATTTGTTTATTTATTTGATCAATTTGTTGCTTTTCTTTTACAACAAGTACATCTTCTTTATTCTCAATCTTTGTTTTTAATTCATTTCTTTTACTTAACAAATTTGCTACTTCTGTTTTCTTCTCAATACTTACATCTAAATCTTTTACAGCATTAGAAACTTGCTGTGCTTTATCAAAAATATATACAGATTGTTTTGCATCTTCAGAAGATATTACACCATCTTTTACATTTTTATCTAAATTTTTTACTAATATATCCCTAGATTTATTTGTATTTGCAATTTGTATTTGCTCAGGAGTAAATTCCTCTGCCTGTGGAACATTAAATATTTGATGTAATTCAGATGGCTTATCCTTTAAGATGGTCTTTATTTCAGATTTAGAATTGTTTGTTTCTACAATGTTTTTAATGTTCTCGTTAGCTTTCATTACAGTAATTGGAGTCGCAAATACAATACCACTTCCACCTCCCACAATAAAAGCATCGGCAGCACCTTCAAATGCAGGTTTACCACTAATAACATTTTGAGTTACTTGAGTAGCAACTTCTTCTATACCTTCTCCTAATAGACCAATAGGAGCACCATACTTTTTTAAAGCGGTTTTGTACATATCTACTAACCCGTTTTTAAATACAACTTGACCTGCCTCTAATCCTTCTTTTTTAATTATATCTTTATATACTTGACCTATAGTTCCTGTACCTACTTGAGAGAAAACTGTCTCAGCAGATGACATAGCTAAAGATTTAAGTGTCTTTTCAATTTCAGACATATTAGGTGCAGTTTCATTTAACTGTTCCCTACTACCTTCTGAAAATAATAATGTACCTGCAGCAGTTAATTCTGCAGCACTAAGTGTAGCACCTCCAAACATCATAGCTACACTAATAGGAGCACTTTCAATTATACCATTTCCTAATAGTGCAAATGCGTCTGAATAATTACCATCTTTTATATTTTCATATATACCTGTTTTTTCGTAATTTTCTTTATTAAATTTCCCTATTTTATTTTGAAGATACTCTTGTTCTTCATTAAGTTTTTTCAATATAGGATTTGATATGCCTAAATCTTTACCAAGTTTATCAGCATTTGTAGCTATATCTAAACCTGTTGCCCAAGCAACAAAATTTTGTGGAATTAATAATGCATTAACAACAGCTTCAGGAGCAGATGCAACTAATTTATCTAATTGATTTATACCTAAAGGCAATGATTTTGTAAAGAAATTTTTCCAATAACCTTCTTTTTCCTCTTCAGGAACTTCAGGTTGTTGAATCTTTACTGCACGTGCTTGTTCTTCAGGAGTTAATTGACCACCGTAATCAGGACCTGTTATTTTTTGATTAAACGCACCAAGTGGTCCCTGCTCAAGTTGAACGGGAGTTGGTTCTACATAACTTGGAGTAATTGGAGCTACAGGAGTTTCAGGTTGCTCCTCACTTATTGGAGATGGTAATTCCGAAGGAGTACCTGCCAAAGGAGAACCCGTAAAAGGTTGCATTCCCGGTATTGCGCTTGGTACTTGCTCTTTTTGTGGAGCCATTGGAAGTATTGGCTCTTCTTTTTTTTTTAATTCAGGTTGTTGTCCACCTAACCCAAATTCAGGAAATTTAGAAAATAACTCATCTTCATTTGCGTACTTATTGCTATTAGAAGTAGCTACAAAATCTTTTAATGAATTAATGTCATAACCTTGTAACTCAGGAAATTTAGATAATAAAGTAGCTTCATCAGTATATTTACCACTATTAGAGGTAGCTACAAAATCTCTTAACGCTTGTTTTAAATCCGGCATAATTAATTATTTTATTTTTTTCTACCTAACAACACCACCTGTAGTAGTTGCCGCTCCTGAAACAGGTGCTCCATTATCTTTTATAAATTGCTCAAGGTCAGCTTTTGCTACTGCAGCTTCTGATTGACTTGAAGCTGCATTATAAGTAAATGGCTCACCATTTGGAGCAATAACTTCAACATCATTACCAAAAAGTCCACCAAGAGATTTATCAGTTACCTTAAAGGTAGGACCTAATTTTTTCTGTAATGATTTACTTGATTCTTTTGATTTTATTCTAAACAACTCAGGCAATATCTCTACAACAGGTGCTTCCGCTTTTCCACCTTGTCTTTTCGCTTCAACTTTCTTCCATTCTGTTGCTTCTAATCCTCCAAAACTTCCTCCTCTTGCTTTTGATAATAATTTCTCATCTGTTATATTATGAATTTCATCACCTAATATTGACCATTGTTTTAAAGAAATAGGTTTTTGATTTTCATCAAGCATTTTTATAAAACGATCTAATTTAGGGTTATCATATTTAAGAAAAGCAGTCCCTTTTTCATCAAAAGTTATTCCTATTAATCCTTCTTTTTTTGCTACAGGTGAACCTAATATTGTTCCTACTGCTGCATTTTTTTCTGCTACAGTTTTAGCTGTATATATATCATTCCAAGAACCTGCTACTGAAATTTTTTCTTTATTCTCTTCTCTTGTTCTTACTTTATATTCAGATTCTTCACGTGGTTGAGGTGCATAAGGAGTTGTACCTGTAACTGTAAGACTTCTTCCTTGATCAAGCTTATTTAATAATGAAGTTCTAATCCAATCTTCCGCTTCTTGCTTTTGTTCTTTATAGTGTGGTGCATTCTCATCTAAAGTAACCATTCCTGTTAAAGGATCAACTTTTTTAAGTATTTTAGTTTTATCTGCTTTTGCTATATTTTCATCCCAAACATAAGAATCAGCATTATATTTACCTCCTAAGTTCTCAGTTAATATAGATGCAACTTGATACGGAGAAGGCAACCAAGCTTTTACTTGTTGGGTTAGTGATAAATTAAAATCATCAATTACTTTTTTATAATCTCCTAATTTATCCTTTAATTCAGGGTGTTCTTTTTCAAGGTTATCTAATGCTCCAACCCCCATTAACTCAACAATGCTACCTGCTTTTGAATTAGTAGCTATTTGGTATATATAATCTTTTTGTTTTCCAACTGTAGGTACCCACTTATTCATTATATCCTCAATTTGTAATGTAGGAACTTTTTGAACAATTTGTCCCATTAAAACATTTACAGGAGTACTATTTTTTAAAACACGAACAGTCTTGCCATCTACTACTTGGTCTTCATATAATCCCATACTAATATTAGCAGATAAAGGGTTTATTATAGCTTTTCGATCTTTAAAATTTTTATAAGCTTCTACATCAGCTTGATTGGATATATTTAACGCTTGTATTTTTCCTTTTTGATATAAATCTATTGTATTTTCTCTTTCAGATTGAAGTGTTTTTTGTAAATCAAATAACACATTTGTTTGAGATTTATAATTTTCTCTTCTTAATGTATAATCTCTAGGTTTCATTTTACCACTCTTCAAAAGTTTATTATCAATTAATTGTTGCTCCATCATATCGTGAGCAAAATTATTAACAGTATCATTACCATCTTGCCATTTTCCTTGCGGAGCATTTGCAAGTTCCTCCATATCATCTTGAAATGCTTTTTGGATAGCAGCTTTTTTTTCTTCCCTAATCTTTGTCTCATCATCAAGCATAGTGGTAATATCCTTACCGACTTCTGCCCAATTTACTTGACTTTCTGCATTTCGTTCTACGTATTTATAATATGTTGGCATTGATTATTATCTTTAAATTGGTAATCTTTTTTTCAATATTAATTATTTTATCCAAATAAAGGAGCTGCTTTAAATACTTGTTTTCCTAAATTTGTAACACCTTCCATACCTTGTTTCAATGATCTAGCACTTAACTCTTCCTTATTAGCTGCTGCTAATTGAGCACCTGCAACCTCTTCCAAATCTAATTGAGTACCTATATCACGGAGTCTACTATCTTCTTGAACCTTTATCTTTTCAAGATTACTTAACTCTTGACCCATTGCAGACCTTACACCTGCTTGTGCATCATTCATACTCATTTGTATTCTTCCTGCAGTTGCTGCTACACCTCTTTCACTTTCTACACCTGCTTGTATAGCCTGTGCTCCTTGTGCTAATAGTGCCTCTCTTTCTAACTCATACGGTTCTTTTTGTACAGCTAATGTGTCATAATAATTTATTTCAAGTTTTTGCCTAGCTGCTTGCATAGCTCTATCAGCATCTGCTTCAGCTTGACGTTGTGCTTTCTTTTGATTACCTGCTTGTACAAAGGACATAGTGCTTGAACCTGCTGCTGCTACTATACCTATTACTGCTGCTGTTGTGACTGCCATATTATAAGATTTTTATCATTTCCTTTGTGTAAGTACTTCCTTGCACATACCCTAAATCTTGGTATGTATTTATAAGACTCTCATTTTTAATTAATGCGTATATATATTTATTTCCTGATTTTTCACAAATATCTGTAAGTGCTGATACCAATAACTTAATGGCATCCTTTCTTTGTGGTTTTTTTGTGTATTCCTTGTTTGATATTATCCAATCTACCCACGCTGCTTTTGAGTTGGTTATGTACATAAACCCTGCACAAACGGGAACATCTTCATCATACACTATAACACCACCTTTACCATCATTTGGAAGGAAATCTCTTTTAGGAGGTTCCCATCCCCACTGTTTCCACCATCCTACAAGAATTTCATCGTAATCATTTTCGTTTAGTTCTCGTATATTTAACCCCATATTATCACAAATTTAAGGAAAACTTTTCATTACTTCTGATTGCACTGCAAATAGCTCAATTTTGCTACTTGATGTATTCTCAATACTAAATGTACAGTAGTGACCAAGTACTCCGTGAGACTCGGCTACTGAGTTTTTAATATATAAGAAAAACGCATCTTGAATAGGTATTGGGGTTGTTCCCGGAATGGTCGTATCAATAGTTAATTGGTTTACACCACTTGGAAGGTCAACTGTAATTAAGGTAACCTTTCCTGCTAATACAGGGGCAGTATAAGGAGGCAATGAGAAGTATAGGTAATCTCCTACACTTATTATATTTCCTATAGAAATCAATGGTGAAACAGAGAATTTAACTACTACTGCTACTCCACTTCCTGTAACTTGATAGCTTCTACCTATACCATTCACGCTCCTAAGAGCAAGTTCACCTACTGAGTTGTTCCTTATAAATGCAAAATAAGAGGCTTCTTTCTTTACAAACCAAGCACTTTCTATATACCCTGAGTATTGTAGGTCTGTTTCTAATGTAACACTCCATATTGAATCTCCTTGAAGATTAATGGTTTTAAATAATTTGTTCTCTAAAGGAGCCGTATTTAATACACTTTGTAGAGTACTAGGAGTAAATTCACCATAAAATGTATTTCTTTGAGCATTTACATTGTGCCTATATATATTTCCTCCTTTAAAAGTATAGAAATAGTTGTTCATTCCAATCATCCAATCAGGGTAGTATGAGTAAAAAGATACCCATCCTCCAACCATATCACTATATGTCAATGTATAATTTGCCATTTTTATTTATTATTTATGGGAACGTAACAGTTAATGTTCCATTTAATGTAACAGTTGAAGGATAGCTATTTGGTGTTATTATAATTCGTAAAATACCACTTACCACACCTGTTGTAATAACAGCATTGGTAGCTCCAATACCCTGCGCAACAATTGTAGCTGTGCTTCCACTAGGAACAGATGGAACTAAAATTATTAACGGTCCTTGTGCAGATGTTAAAGTTCCACTAACATTAACAGGTCCACTGCAATTAGGAGCTATTATGGTAGCTGTTGTTGTAAAGTGTCCTGAAGTAGCACTTCCGTCCTGTGCTCTGTAATCTGCAGTAGCTCCTGCCTGTACACATAAAGTAAAGTCTCCTGTAAATGTTGTTACAGCAGGTGGTGTACAAACTCCTAAACTAATTACAACTCCATCAGCATCTACTTCAAACCAATCATTCCCACCTGTTATTGACCCTGTGGCAAGGTAAAATCCTGCAGGTAATTGAGTAGAGCCATAAGCATCTAAATATACAAAGTCATATAACCCAATAGTGCCCGGAGTATTTGCCAATGATGCATTATAATAAGTAACTGTTTCAGATAGTAAACAAGCTGCTGCTGAACTAGCAGCCATTACACTTGAACTAAATCCTGTAAGTAATACAGGACAAGCTACTGATATGTCCCAAGCTGTTCCACTACAAGGACCAACTACCTCAAAATTAATTATTGAAGGAGATGCTGTAGTTTTTGGTATAACCATTAAGCAATTTCCAGGAGCTGTTGCTCCTAAAGATACATCTCCCGGTGCGACAGTTACACTTTGAGTGCCTCCTGTTGCAACAAATGATGTACCATTGTATAAATATTCAGTTAAAGCAGGGTAAGTTGTTCCTGATATTCCGCAATCAGACCCTATTTCACCTACAAATGTAAACGATCCTGCATTTGTACTTTCGTGTAAACCATCTACTGATGATGTTAATTTATTATAGACATTTACCCCAAGTGTGGCTCTTATCCCATCAGGTACACCGTATGGTTCAAATCTTACTATAACAGCACCTACATCACCACCTGTGTTTCCTGTTTCTATGTCAAGCAAATAAATTCCTTGCTCTCCACTTGCTGATATAATCGTACCACAAGGTGTAGCACAAGATGGACAAGTTTGTTGTGGCAACAATACGCAACCTACTTGTTCTCTTGATATAACACCATCTGAATAGAACCCATCAGCAGCACACGTTAACAATGAACTGTCTGTAAATACAGCAGTTGCTGACCCAAGAGAGGGTGCATTTATATAATATGATGAACTTATTGCCATATGTTTTTTTTAAGGTGCTACTCCACAGTTACAACAAACGTCATCTAAATCTATATCTGAATAACAAAGTGTAACAGGAACTGATTTTCTGAAATCCCATATCAAATATAAATAATTTTCAAGTGTTGGAACAGTAAAGTCTGCATAATTATATGATCCACTACCTAAATTAGGTGTTGCAGTTGTTGCTAAACCTAACAAAGTATTTATATCAACAGTAGTATTTGCATATAAAGTGTCTGAAACAAGGTACTTAAATTTGTCATTAGCTGTATCAAATACAAATGTATCAGTTGCAAATTGGTTTGAAATTAAACTCATTACACTTCCTGCAGGTGGAAATCCTCCCGTACCAACAAAGTCTGTTGTTATATTGTACCTTGAAACAAGTGGATTAGTAGTCCCATCAGCAAAGATTACAAAACTTGACTGCAATGGAGAAACAAATGCTCCACTTACAAACCTATATTGAGTATGAACTGTATCTCCTGAACTAGAATCACTTGTAAGAACAATTTGCACGATACTTAAAGAAGCAGCATTACAACAATCAGCAAGAACACTTAATGTAATATCTCCTGTGTAATTTATTGTAATAGTTGCAGTTTCTACCGAAACAGTGTCTTTGTCAAATGTTAAAGTGCCTGAAGTATTTACTAATCCTGTGGTATCAATAGTGCCATTATAATCAACAATTATCTCAAATTCAGCTCCTACTGATATAGCTATAACTCCATAAACAATATCAGACAATCCAATTGTTGGACCTAAATCAACACAATAAATCATTTGTTTTATCTCTTCTTCTCCTGTTGACAAGTTAAATACTTGAGAAATACCACAGTTTATACATTGAGGATTAGATGGTAACGCTATGTCATTGTTTGACAAAACATATTCATTCATATATGGATCAAACCCACCAAGTTTTTGTGTATTAAATGACTCGTTAAATGTATCTCTAAACCAAGTCCTCATATTCATTTCAGATACCACCTTTAGTTGGTCATTTGAGCTTGAATCGCCTCTTAGTTGGATAACTACACCACGTTTTACATCTGTAAAATATCTATCGTATCCCCATTGGATATAACTCTCAGGATTAAAACTAATGCCATACTTCTCAGTACGAGCAATTTGAGTACCTAATACTTCAGGAACGGAGGTTACTGCACCACCACCTGTAGAATCTGACAATAAATTCTTACCCGATAATACATATGATATCTTGTCTTCTTGTAAAACAAGCACATCAGTTTGCCTACCATCCAATACAAAAATATCTCCAAATGATGTCTCTAAGTTTTTATAGTTTAATAGTCCTAGATTAAATTCATTTAGCTTATTTATATTTGACTCAGCATTATATACACCACTATAAGTAATATCTGAGAATCTATCAGTTGCTTTGTAGTCTTGTGCAGAAACACTTGTAACTCTATTACCAAAATTAAAAGACCTACCAATAATTGAGTCACGAATTTTATAACTTTCTGCTCCATTTCCGAATGCAAAACAGTTAAAAAATTTAGTATCAACAATTGCAGGTGTACTCGTACCTATATTTTGGTTTTGAATATTACCCATATGATTACCACCTGTAATAGCAAATGACATTTCATTTTCAAAAAATACATCAGGTAAAGCATCAGATGGTTCTGTTTCAAATATTAAATTATTTTCAGCACGATATACTGTAAAATTTGCTTCAACATTAGAAGCACGACTATTTGGAAATCCAATACCATAACAACTTACTGTACCTGTAATCATTAATTCTAACTCATTAGTAGTTGTATTTCTATAAAATTGATAATAGTTTGTACCTATTCCTGTAGGTGCAGTTGGATTAAGAAGTCCGGGAATAAATGTATTTACAGAAGGGGTGTTACCACAAGATGCAGTTACTATAGCATCGTTTAAAAGTTGATCAATATTATCTCCTATCCACCAATCATACATATTATCATAATTCCTAGAAGCTATTATAGTTTTTTCTAATGTACTTGACCTTTCATTACAATTACAACCTACCCCTACTCTATATTGTTTTATGCTCATAATAATCCTACTTCCTGATGGAACAGTATAATCAGAATATATCCAAGTAAGATTTAATGGATCAAATCCTGCTGTTCTAGTTATATTCATTGGATAATGAAGTGTTGGAAAATATCCGGGAGCAAATGTAGGACTTGGAGCAGTTACAAGTTTTTTTCCGGGAGCAATAACAGCTAATTCATCTTGAACAACAGTAAAACTATTTGGATTTACTTTAATATACACTCCTGCAGGAACAGGTATAAAAACAGTAGGGTCTAATTCACTTGGTATTTCAATGAAATTTGATGTTTGAGCAGATTTTTCTAACACAGTTGTATAAACACAACTAGAAATTGCTCCATTTGAATCAGCTTTTACAATTAATCTATCACCTACCTCTGTTTTTCTTGCATTTTCACCTTCAAGTAAAAGGTATGCGTTATTTGTTAATGGGTCTTGGAAGTATATACTACAATAAATTGTCTCATAATTTTCTTCATCAGGCTTAATAACAAACTTATATCTTTTTGCCCAAGCAGGAGGTAATTGAGTAGGTGGTATAGTTACTTGTATAGAATTTTGATAAGAAGAAAATCCACAAGGAACGTGTTCAGTATTATTTGGACTAACTAAAGCAGTTGTTGCTCTATTAAATTCATCCATATAAACTATGCCAATCTCGTAATCACGATTACTATGTAAACTTTGTGGATTTGCTATTTCTTGAAAAGTGGCATTTACATACAATGTTTCATAATACTCATAAAAAGTTTGAGTTGGAGTTATTATGTTATCTACATATTGCATTGCAAGAAACTGAAGTCCTATTATACTACTTCCGGGACTTGTTATAATTGTAACAGGCTGACCAACAGCACTAATACCACTTCCTGATTTTATATATGCATCTAAGTTATTAGGAAGAGCACAATTTACTGAATCAGTAAATGTTATTCCTGTACAATAATTAGCAGGTACTGTTTGTATATTTAAAGCAGTTCCTATTGCATTTTGAAATTCAATGCTTGTTGCTAATGCATATACTGATGTATATGATGTAGATAAAAAAAATGCAAAATTTAATACTACTACATCTGTAGTTTCAGTAGGAAAAGGTGTTTGACCTGTAAATTGAGAATGAGTTATACTTACTTCTAAATTAAAAGAAGCTCCTTGAACTAAATTTTGCCCTGTTAAGTCAAATGTTACTTCAGAATCTGCAATATTTGTAGGTATATCAATTGTGTAATTACTTGAATTTGATCCATCAATAATATCTGAATTTCCTATAGGAGTAGATATTAACTCAGTAGTATATTCAAATTTAATAGGACTACCAAACTCATCAACTAAATTATATCCTTCAACATAATTACCATACATTAACCTGTTGCCCATAATTGTTTGAGCCTTAGCGTATCTAGGTACATTATCATATAATCTCAATAATTCACTTTCAGCTAATATTGTAAAAATTTTGCTATTTGTAAATGTATAATTATAATCAGTATTATTTGCAAATCCTAAATTTAACTTATTTAATTTCTCAATAACTTTAATAATATTACTATTAGATTGTTTAAATAATAAGTCAATACCAACTACAAGTGGACCACCTGAGTCATAAGTTATTATAACTGAATTGCAAAAGTTAGTCATCCCTTCATTTAAGAAACTTCCTATACTAAAACTAAAAGGATTTGGAATAAATGAAGGTTGAGACCATTGTGATGTTGCACTATACTCTCCATCAATATACAAGTACCTATATGCAAAACAAATAAATCTTGTATCTAAATAATTCTCTTGCCCACTTGTTACAATAGGCTCAATAGAAGGAGATTCAGTAGGTGGTTTTTTAATTACAAGCAAAGACTCTGCACTTGTTTGGTCTATGTTGGCAATTGGATTAGCGTAATTCCTTGATACATTAATAAATCTTGGAGCATTGTAATCATCAGTAAAAAATAACAACCCATTAATAATGTCAACTCCTGTAATAAGATAACTTGGATTGAAATTTAAAGTTGTATCTACATTACTACCATCATTAATGCTAATAACGTGGTATGTCAATAATTTTGTATATACATTATAAGATACTATTAAATCAAGTTTACCTGTAGCTCCAACACTAAAATTATCATCGTGAACAAACCAATATATAGTCTCGTTAGCACTATCTTGAATAGCACCAATACATCTTGCAGTTGCACTTAATGGTGTTCCATCTATATATGTTAATGGTATAATAGGTAGATTGCCTTTTGTATTTTCAATAACACCAATCTCTGAGTTCTCTGTAGAACCCATCCTAATATTCATAGCATCAATATACTCACCTTCAGGTAAAAGACGTTGGTCAACAACCTTATTCATCCTTCCTGCTATAAAGTTCCTTGTGAAATTTGCCATTTTATTTTATTTGCTTGTCCATACCTCTCATATTCATTAAGAGTCTGCCGGGATGAATGTTACTGATTCTAATCTTTGCATTATTTAACAATGCTTTTCTTTTTTTACGAGAACGAGCAATAATATATTCTTGTATACCAAGTTTAGAACTCAATATCTCATACTCAACTGCTGCATAAACATATGCCTCAAATAACTTATTTACTGTTATTAAAGAGTTGTCTCCTTGCTCCATACCATCTGATATATACTCAAGAATACAAGATTCTCCTGCCATTGACGAGTCAAAATTAATAACTCCTGTCTTTCTTTCAATATTAAATGTAGGATTAAAATTAGCTGTCTCAGTATTTAATCCATACGCTGTTCCTATACTGTAATCAAAATACCACATACCATCATAATTCCATCCAAGTTGACCATTAAATTGGCTTCCTTGATTAAGGTATATACTTTTTTTAATATGCGTTAGCCTGTCGTAGTCTATCTCTGAGTATTGAGGAGAAAGTGCATTACCATCTTGGTCAAATAAAATCCTTCCTGTATTGTCTTGAAGATATGCTCTTGATGAAAGTGTTTGAATATTCTCAGATAATGGACGCAACCATCCATCTTTATACAACGATACACGAACCCAATTGACGTAATCAGATGGTAATATGTACCTTAAATTATCAGGTACTGTTAATTCTAATATTTTAATCTCCTTAAATGCATCGTAATTTAATTCTTGTATTGCACGTTTAGCGTGGAACAATACCTTGAAACGCTCTTCATTGTTAACCAATGAATGGTTTCCTGAGTACATTAATAAAAAGTTATTAACAATGTCCGTCAAACTAACATATTGGTATGATCCCCAATTTTTATCTTCAGGGACTACACCTCCATTTTCATAATATTCATATTGTGATATATATGCCATCTTTTAAAATTTTATTATTGCATACTAAATGTAGGCTTTTGAGCTTGTTCTTGACCTAACCCAAACTGAGTAACTTCTATTTCTCTAATTGACATACCACAATACTCAAGTATCTTAGTTACTAATTTATACTCATCTTCAATAGGTAACTCAAAGTCTTTATAATCAGGTTGAGATTGGTCAAATACAGGTTCACCATTAGCTAATGAGATATAAGTCCATTTTGGTACTTCCGGATACCTAAAATAAGTTGCTTCTACTTGACCCTTATTGGTTATAGTAACAGGATAAAAAGTTAACTCTGAACCTTGTAGTCCATAAACAGGGAACTCAATTGTTGGAACAGTTAAATTGGAATTAACCAATAACCCAAGTTTTGAATTATTTACTTTTTCTGTTTGAACAATAGTAGCGGAAGAAATAATAACATAGGAATTACCTGATGCTAAAAATATATTTGAATCTAATGATAAAACTGTATTACTTACTACAGAAACTACTGTAGATACTAACCCTGTAGTTAAATTAGTTACAACATCTCCTGCAGCAATACCATATGTAGTAAATAATGCAGTACTATCAACTAATTGTAAAGAAACTACACTTGTATTTGTACCTGTTTTAAGAATAACAGGTTTACATTTAACATCCAACAACATATATGTATTATATCCTGTAGTGGTTGGTGTTGGCATTGAGAATTTATTAGCAGAAATTTTTGATAAATAATCTGTCCTTAAAAAATATTCTAAAACCTCTGCAATGGGTTGTTCCATATCAGCATATTCTACACCTGATGTACGAGTATTTTCAGCATTTATAACTTTATTATAACTACTAAAATATTCTTCATAAATCTCCATTTGAGAATTATTTGCAAACAAATTAAAATCAGAAGGAGATATATATCCGTAATTATTTTTATTAAGTACTGATAAAACAGCATTTCTTACTCCATTTATCATTAGTTCTTTTTTTACAAATATACATAAAAAAAAGAGGACACAATAAGTGCCCCCTTCTTTAATCACTAATCAATCAAAAATCAAGAATCTACTAGGCTAAAGATGATTCAAGCATCTTCAGTGAGTCCAATCCTTCATCGCTTTGCAAGAAGTGGGCAACCATATCGTATGGGTCTTCTCCAAACGGAACTGACAACATTTTCTTTTTATTGGTAATGGTATTAAACCATACTTCTTTCTCTGAATTTCTTAATATTAATAATTTATTTTCAAAGAATAAACGAACTTTAGCTTGAAATCTCAACTCAGGATCGTTTAATACATTCAAAAATCCTTTAGGGTCTGTTTTAGCATACACCAAAATATCCCTTCTTAACTCAGCAGTTGATACTGTTGATGGGTCTTTTCCAAATAAAACTCTTGTTAATGTCTCAATTTGGTCAAGTGTAAGCTGACGAGCTTCAACTAGAGCATCTACTTCTATATTCAAGTCCTCAACCTCTGTACTTGCATCTTTCTCTTTATCTACCTCCATAAATATGTTGCCATTCAATGGATGGTAATGTAAAAACTGTTGTAAAACAGGATTTGTTCTTGGTACTCTTAAAAATCCATCTTCAAATATAATCGGCTCAATAATAGCATTCCCATCTTGTTCATCCTCAAAAGGAGACTTTTGGTTTACTGAATACCTTAAAGCACGATTTTGGTTGTTCTTCTCATCAAACCACATTAGTGGAAAACGAGGGTGATTCCTTGATGCTAATGTGTAAGAAAGAGGGTTTCCACCTTTTAATTTATATAATTTATCTGTACTTCCTGTAGCTTTTGCCATTTTATTTAATTTAATTTGATTTAAAAAAGGAGAGTGTCTTTAAAGACACCCTCCATATTGACCTTCTTTGACTATCCGTAACGGAACAATACAAAGTTATTTGCTCCAAGAGTACATACACAACGCTCAGAAAGGAAGTTAACCTCCATTGCATCCAAGTCGCTAGTAGCAGCTCCACCGGCAGAACCTGTAATCCAAGTCTTATACCGACGATCTTCAGCTTCAGAAGCACGATATCTAACGTGTAAGAAAGGACGTTTAGCATTCTTGCCCATAATCTGATCGTAAACTGAGGTAGAACCTGCAGGAACCATCAAACCTGTAATAGTACCTGTTGCAGTTGCAGCAGCACTACTCAAACCACCACGCATTGTTGGATCGTTTAAGTATTTCCAATCAGTTTTGTAGAAATCATAACCTCTACGGAAACCTGAGAAACCTAAATTTAACGCCATATCAACATCGTTATCAAAAAGACCATAAGATGCAGCATTAGCAGCTCCGCTTGTAGCGTAACCATTCAATGTAGCTAACATATTGTCAATATCAAAACTAAGACCACGATTAACAAATACTACGTTTTCTTCAATAGCACCTTGCTTATCCAAACGAGAAACGATAGAATCCCAATCAGACAAAGTTGTTGGAGTACCACCACCCCATACGTTACCACGAGCATTTACTACGTAGAAAATACCTTCAGATCCAATGTAACCTGCAGTTGCAGCACCGGAAGAAGCTGCAGCAGGAACTGCTTCAATCATTGAGGTTTCAAGATAATCTTCAAAACGAAGACGAGTTTCGTGCTCTGATTTCAAGTACCACAAGTATCCTGTAGCACCATTCTCAGTTGTAACTTCAACCCATCCAATTTGAGCCATATCAGAACCATTAACCGCATACTTATCTTTAATGATAATAGGGTTATTGCTGTAGATATCATCTTCTGATTCCAATGAACCAACCATTCCGTTAGTTCCTTTTTTAAACTCAGAACCATAAATGAATACAGTACAAGCTGTAGATACTGCAAATGCTTGACCTGCAGTCTCATAATAAGCTACAGTGAAGGTTGTTGCGGAACCTACTGCAGTTACAATAGCTTTGTTAAAAACACCTGATGAATTATTTTGAATCATCAAAGTCTGTCCAACACGGATAGCTATGTAAGTTACACCACTATCAGCTACAGTAAAGGTTGCTGTTGCAGAAGCTGCTGCTGCTGCTGAAGTACAACTTGTGTACTTGATGTGTAAACGTCCTTGTTCTGCCCATTTAATTTGGTCAGAGTTAGACGGCATCTCTGCTCCTACCATACGTAGAAAAGATGCGATTGTCCTGTTACCATAACGCTCAAATTCTTTCTCATAAGTATCAGGTAGATACTGATTCAAGAAGTTAAAGTTGGTAATGTAGTTTGTTTGCAATGCCACCTGTTCTGCAGAAGGCTGCAGGGCGTAGGTAGGATTGTTTAATAATGCACTTGCCATTTTTTTAATTTTTAAATGTTTTTAAATCTTTTTTATACTGCGAATCCTCAGATTTCGTCCTGAGTCAGGGTTTATCGCTTTAACCTGCATTCCGTCTGTAGTTTTGCTAACTTCAGGTGCTCTCCGCTCTGACATATTAATGTTTTTGGTTTTACGCATAACATCTTCAGTGGCATCAGACAATCCTTGTTCATAAAAGAACTTAGCAAACTTGTCAGGGTTCATTGCTATTGACAGTGATCTATGATAACCTGCAGCGTCTTTCATTAAACCTTGCTCATCTAAAAACTTGTTTATAAAGTTTTGTGGAGTTGATTGGTTCTTCTTTAACTCAGAGGCATCACCGGGAGCAAACGTAACTTTTTTGTTATTAACATTGAACTCAAAACCTTTGAACTCGTTGTCAAATACATCATTTGTCTTTTGGTCAAACCATTGACGCTTACGTGTGTTCTCTTCTTCTATTGTCTTTGCTTGTTTGGTATATTGCTTATAACTTTGGTACATCTCTTTCTCATCATCGGAAACGAATGCCTCACTTGACTCAAGGGGCATTTTGTATTTCTCTTTCTGAGAGTTGAAGTATTTCTTAGCTTCAGCAACAACTTTCTTTTTGGCGATTTTAACTTTTTTAATAGTTAATTCATCGTCAATATCTTCATCGAATCTGTAATCTTCTAATAATGTATCTATATCGTTACTATCAAGACCTTCTTGTGTAGATATAAGATAATCTTTAAGAAGTTGTTCAGAGTCCATTGAATCAAAATCTTTCTTTAACTTAACAAAGTCATCGAATCCCCGTCCTGTTTCTTTCTTATACTTCATATAAGCTGAAACATCTTCAGGCAAATCTTCACTTTCTTTACGTTCAGCCATTAACTCATCAAATGAGTTTATTTGCTTATTGTATCTTTTCCCAATATATGAAAGAACATCTTCTTCTTTTAAATCAGCACTTAAATTCGGTGCATTTTCTTGTACATTATTTTCAACAAATTGTATCTCTTGTTGTACATTACTTAATGACTGTTCGTGTTTGTCAAGCAATTCTGTTTCTACTTCTTGAACACTTTTTGGTTCAATTACGTCTAATGATCTTACTTTATATTCCATTTGATTTGATTTTATTTATACAAAAATATATAAAAAATTTGATATTTTTATCTTGGCGAAAATTCAGACAAGTCAAATCCATCTAAACTATCTTCATTTGATTCAAAACTCATTGGTGGAAGATTGTTCTTTCTTTGATTAATTAACTTAGATTGCTCTGTATTTTGCTGACTAATTCTACTTGCCTTAGCATCTTCTTTCTTTTGTTCTCTTTGCGTTAAATTATCAACTTCCATTCCACGCAACTGTTGATTATACCCAAACTCTTCAGCCATTAAAAAAGATTTTAACTCTGCTTCCTTTTGCATTTTTTGAATATCAAAGGCAATTTCAGCTTGTTTTATCTGCATCTTAGACTTTGTTTCCATATCAATTGTCTGCATTGCAACTTGTCCTGCCATCTCTTGAGACTTCAATTGTTGTTGAGCAATCATTGCCTGTTTTTGCATTGCCATCTTTTCCTCACGATCTTGAGTCTTAATTCTCTTCATCTTGAGTAACTGATTAGCAAGTTTGATATTCCTTATCTCACGTATATCAATTGCATCCTCAAGATTAATATCTCCTTTAGCTAATGCCATTTGAATATTACCTTCAAGTTGTGCCTTTTGCTCTTCATCAGGAGAAATCTCTATAAATATACCAAAGTCATAAATGTAAAGGTCTTTAACCTCATCTAGTATAGACACGTTGTATTTACCAATCTGATTGGCAAACTCATCTTTAAAGTCAGCATATTGCAAGATGTCCCCTATTCTATAAGTTAAAGCCTCTGCTAATGAACGGTATATGTACAAAGAACCATCAAGTATATGCCTTGTTGCTGTATTTGAGTTTAATGCTGCTAGTTTCTGTAGACCAACTAATGAGTTAGGGTCAGGATTAGAACCATCTCTTGCTTCATTAAGTCCTGTTACAGACCTAATCATATCCACATAGTGGTTCATATTGGTAATAAGCATCTGAGTCTTAGCTGCTCCTGAGTTAGATGTTAACTGAGTAATAGGAACTCTTGCGTTATTAAAGTCACCATCTTGAGTGAAACTCCTACCAATTACACTACCTGTTTGGAAGTATAACCTTAAAGCATCTTCAGGATTATATGCGTTACCTGTACCTAAATCAATCTCACTTAGTCCATCTGCGTCTATAAATACACCATCAGGAACTGTACGTGCAATAACTTGTTGTAATTTTAAATGAGTTATTTGAATTAAGTCAGCAAATGGTATCATCCTACGACATAAAGACTCGATAACACCTTTGTACATACGTGGGGCACAAGCTACATAGTTTGGCAGAGCGTGTTGAGTAGATGACTTTGGACGAACCATATTCTCAGATAGTCTCCATTGTAGTAACATACTTGTACCCATTACCATTATACCTTCATACCAAACGTCAATTGTCTTCTCAATCTTTTCAAAGTTCCCCTCTTCCATCTTATCAGCCGGAGGATTAAAAGTGTCATCTTTCTCAATTACACGAGAGCCACCACCTTCAAAGTTTTTCTTTTTATATACTACCTTTTTAGTGGTTTTATAGTTAAAGTATAATAATGTACACGTGTCTCTATGGAACATACTGTTCTCATAAAACTGAGCAACATTAAAATAATCATACCAAGCTTGACTGTATTGGGTAACTTCTTGTAAATCTTCTTTAGTTAAAGATTGGTCAATTTTCATCAACTCAAGTATTGGAACAGTTTTAATCTCTCCCCAATAGAAACAATCTTTAAAAAACGGGTCTTCAGTGTAACTATAAACAATATTAGCCGGGTCAACGTATGAGATTTTAACACCTGATCCTTGTAAAAACTCGTGTTTTGCTACTCCAATACCAATTACAGTTACATCATAATCTATTCTTTTACGAATGTCATCATAATGATTGGCATCAAACAGAGTATTAATAGCTTCTTCTTCTGCAATCTCAAGAGCAGGTTTGAAGTTAAGTTGCATATACAAAGATAATTCTTCATCAGTCTCAGGCAACTTATCAGGGTCCATCATAAATGCATTTACCCCTGTTTTTTCTTTAATGGTTGTTAAGATATCTTTAGATAACATCTGAGATTCAACCATATCCTGATACTTGCTTCTTTTAGATTGAGACATTGCATCTTGTGCGTAAGCCTTTACCTTAAAAAGTCTATCTGACATACCATTAACAACAATGTCAACAAACTTAGGTATAATAGGAACAGGAGTCCAATCTAAATTTAAATAAGACAAATCTCCATCTATTGCTAATTCATTTTTATATTTAGCAATTGACTGTTCTCCACGTGCATATAGTCTTACTCTACGAAAATCTCTCCACTGACTATAGTATCTACAAGAACTTCCGTCTTTCAAAAACCACTCATATTGTATGGATTGACCTATTTGTAAACCAAATTCTTTTGACGCTTTTTCTGCATCAGTTACTAACTGACTTGGAAAAGATGTTGCGTTTATTGATACTGTTATATTTTTCATCTCATCAATTGACTTGTTGTTCCATCATTTGTATACTTGGCGAAGTTAATAATTAATTTCGACTCTTTTTTCTCAGGCATATACATATGTTTCTGATTTGCCATTATGCATAGTCCTGAACTAATAGATGCATCGAACCTTGTCCTATCATTAATATCAAACCTTGCCCAATCTTCTAGTGTTCTTGTAAATGGCATAGTTCCCATTTCTTCAGGGTCTCTATACTTTGCTTCTAAATCCATTCCTACAAACTTCTCTATATAAGACTCAATAGCCGATGCGTGTGCCTGTTTTACATCTTCTGATGAGTTAGGGATACCCCCAAGTTCACGTTCTGTCTTTGATAGCTTCATTAATTGCTTATCAGGTCGGTTTAAACTAAACCCCCTATATCCTCTATTTTTAATGTGATATAAAAGTCTTGGCTTGTTATTTTCTACTAAGATAGGCATTCCGTAGAACACACAAGCCATTAATACTTCTTCAAAGAAAATCTCTGCCGTCTGTGGACGAGCAACATATTCTAAAAAAAACTCATTTGCAGGAGCATCATCCATATGAAACTTGGTCATCCCGTGTAGTGCGCCATTAGACCCACGTCCTCCAACCACTGCTGATATATCATAAGAGTCACATCCAAATGACCCAAGATGCTCATTTCCGGGATACTTAATCCCGTTTCTTATATGAACATTATTCTGCATATGCTTTGGTGGAGACCAACTTATGTTAAATCTACCACGCTGTTCAGGGGTCCATATAACCTGTGTGTCCTTTATACCATCCTTCCAATAGAAAGACCCACGTGTCATATAGTGGTCTTTTATCATTGAGTCATTGTAGTCAATCTGTTGATAAATCTTAGTAAGGTTAAACAAGGCTTGTTTGCTCTCATCTCTAAATGCGTGAGACTCAGTTCTAGGAAACTGACGATAAAACTCATTCAATGCATCTGCATCGCTTTTTAAAGACTCAACCTCCGCTTCCCAATAGTCTACTGCCCCATTCTTAATAAAATTTCCATCTACCCCTAGAATAGGCTCTATTGGCTTCTTAAACACAGGCATCCCGTATCTATCTATAAATCCCTCCATATTACACTCCATTGGAATGAATAGTGCATATAGTCCGCTTTTAGTCTGACCATTGGCATTACGAGTGCTTATACGTGAGTCTTCATAAATATCTTTAAAGTTTTGTCCGCCCTTAGATAATGCATTTGAGGTTGATCCCATCATACACTTGCCTATAATCTTACTACCTAAACGCAAACACGTTTTAGTTACACGCCAATTCTCCTTAATGTTTACAGGCTTCGTCCATTTTCCAGATTCGTCTGAAGCTAAAAATAATAATTTCTCTCCATCATATGAGTTGTCTTCTGTATTCTTCCAATCTATTGACGTATCTAAACCTTCAACATCATTATCATTGGCATCATACATATTCTTTTTAGTAATCTTTGATGCAGGAATGCGGTACGCTAACTCAGCTTTTGGTTTATCCATACCATCCATAATAGGCTTAAAAAAGAAAGGTAGTCTACTATTAATAGGAACAACCTTATCTGTAAACATCTTCTTAGCATCTGCTCCTGTCTTTGATAATATGCCTATACGAGCATTACGTGCAAGTGTTCCTATATTGACACACTCAGAGGAAGACATAAAAGAGAATCCTGAACGCCTAATCTTTAAATACACCATACCAAATGATCTTGGGTCAGCACGACAAGCCTCCCAAAATATCCAAAATATTCTATTGGCTTCACGAAAGTCAGGATAACCCACATCAATACTTGCCCACTGCAGGTACATATAATGAGAACCTGTTATGTATGTAGGCATTCCGTTGTTCATAAACCAAAAGCCTTGTTCCCTATAATCAAACTCTTGTTCGATATAGTCTACCCAAAGATCTTTAAATTGCTTTGGTTTTTCATTCCATTGGAATATTGATTGAATCTTTGCTAGTTCTTTTGGAGTCTCGTGGCGTTGCCAATACTGTTCTTTTTTAGATGCGTTTCTTTGAAAACACTTGTCAGGCATTGGAGGCAAGGCTACTTGTAGTCCTGCTATATCTAATATTTGTCCTATCTGTCCTGTCTTTGAAATGACAATTACATTATATTGGTCATTATACCCATATAACCACGACCTTACCCTATTCTTGTTAGTGATAACGGCTGTAGGTATACAATCTTCAAGTAACCTATATAGATTATTGTTTTGACCTTCTTTCTGCAAATCCTTGTTTTGTATCTGTTTTACTTACTCCATTGCGTATTGAGTCAATGTTTTCTCTTTCTAGTTCTATCCTGTTCAGTATCTCAAATGCATCAAATATGGCTAGTTTCTTAGTCATTGCTGCATTCTTTAGTTTATCCGCAGCT